CAAGGGGTGAAATTACAGCATCATCATTTGCGTTCACGGTTGCTGAAGGTGGTGACAGTTGGACAAGGGGTATTGATGGAAACCTTAAAAGGCATATCACCAAAATCAACAGATTGTTTGATGTATCACCCGTTTTTCAACCTGCATACGAAACCACAAGTGCAGCCAAAAGAAAAGTTGATGAACTGAACACCATAAACACAAAACTTGACGCACTTAAACGTGAATTTGATGAATTATTTTGTTTGGAAATCCCGAATAATTGAAAACTTTTCAAACATCAATATATTTATAATAGAATAAACAATGATTAAGGTGTATGAAGCAACCTGTAAAACAGAAAAAGGAAAAAAGGACTGTATTGCATGATGAAGCTATTGAGATAATTGAAAAGGCAAAATCAGAAATGCGTGACCTTACCGAAGATGAGGAAAACAGACTTAATGAAATCAGAAGCCAAATGGATGAAGATAAAGAAAAGGATGAAACCCCAACTTCAGATGATAAAGATGAAAAGGTAGAAGATACCGAAGATACGGAAAACAAAAATGATATTGATTCAACGGATGAAGCCGCTGATGAAGATAAAGAAGATAATAAAGATTTTAAAAGAAGTATTAATACTACTATGAACAAAGAGTTTAGATTGGTTAGGGCAATCCGTAATATTGCCAACAATGCACCGCTTGATGATGTAACTATGGCTGTTATCAATGCAGGTCAAGAGGAAAACCGTAAATCAGGCGTAAATGCACAGGGTCAGATTCAGCTTCCCACCGAGGAGCGTGCAACCGTAACCGTAACCGCTGAGGGTGAAGATGTGGTTGCTACCGAACTGTTTGACATCCTTACCCCACTGAGAGCAAAGAACGTTCTTGTAAATGCAGGTGCTCGTTTCATGGGCAACCTTGTTGGTAACGTTCAAGTGCCTATCATGTCAAAGTCTAATGTAACTTGGGAAGGCGAAACCGCACCCGCTAAGGATGGCGCACCTACTTTTACCCACGTTACACTTAGTCCAAAGCGTTTGACCGCTTTCATTGACATTTCCAAGCAGATGATTGCACAGGATTCCATTGGTGTTGAAATGGCTATCCGTCAGGACTTGGTTAATGCTATCAACAGCAAACTTGAGGAAACTATCTTGGGCAGTGCCGCAGGTTCAACCACGCAGCCCGCAGGTATCTTTAACACTGTAACCGCTACCACTGTAGCCGACTTCGCTGATGTATGTGACAAGGAGGCTGATGTTGAGGATGCGAATGTACTTGGCGAGTGCGTATATGTACTTTCCAACAAGGCAAAATCTGCATTACGTTCCATGATTAAGGGTACGAACGGCACGGGTATGGTATATGAAAACGGCGAAGTAGATGGTACCAAGGCATACAACACTTCAAACGTAGCAGGTACTAACTACGTATATGGTGACTTCAGTAACCTTGCTATTGGTTCTTGGGGTGGTGTTGACCTTACCGTTGACCCTTACACCAAAGCTGCTGATGGCCAAATCCGTCTCGTTGTCAATATGTTTGTTGATGCAGCCGTATTGCGTCCCGAAGCCTTCACCGCAGGTACTGTTGGTGAGTAATAACAACTAAAAACAACCTATTCAATCATGTATTTACAACTGTATCAAATAAAGAAGCATCTGAACATCAATGATGAATTTCATGATGATGATGAATACCTTGTGGATTTGTCAAAGGTGGCTGAAAATGTTATACAGAAACATATTGATAGGGAGTTGGCAGACTTAGAAGATGGGGAGGGCAACCTGCCTTCCCCACTTTATCATGCCATGCTGTTATTGATTGGCAATTATTATGCTAACCGTGAAAGTGTTTCATTTGCTGCTGCAATGCCACTTCCCCACGCTTATGAATACCTGATTGCACTTTATAAAAACTATGATGGTCCAAAGGAGGGGACAAGCACATTATGATAGCAGGCAGACTCAATGAAGTTATCAACATACTTAGTCCGAAGGAAGTTATCAATGAATACGGTGAGCGCAAAACCACCTATATCAAAACATATACCACAAGGGCAAGGGTTGAATATAACAACGGAAGCAGAAGAAATGAAAATGATGAAATTGTATTTGATTACTCAAAAACATTCACAACATATCCCTATGTGCCCGTTGTGGAAACCTGCATCATAGAATGGCAGAAAAGACAGTACCGAATTCTTACGCTTGAATACCGTAGGGAGTACAATGAATTAATCATCAACACCGAACTTATCAATGAATAACGTAACCATAGATAGCAAAGAAGTTGACCAACTGTTAGACAGCCTAAGTGATACCGGCCTGATGAATAAGATTCTTTTTGATGCAATCAAGGAAGGTGCAAGGGTTTTACGTGATAAAACCAAACAGTCATTCAGGTCTGAAATGGGCGGTGTTGCTTCAAACATATCAAGGTTCACCCGAAAACCTTTTGAAGATGGTGTTACCGTTAAAACTGAAAAAGCCTATGTTGAAGCAAAGGTAAGTATCATGGGAGACCCCCGAATGAAATGGTTTGAAACAGGTACACAAGACCGTTACACCAAGGGCAGAAAAATTGTCGGTTATTCAGGTACAAAACGCAACAAACTCCAAAGGGAAGGAAAAGGACATTGGACAGGCCGCATTACTGAAAACTATTTCTTTAAGAAGGCAAGACAAAGCAGTGAATCATCAATGGATGAAGCCATAACCAAATCAATAGATAACGCATTACGAAAATTGGACAAATGAAAAACTTTAAAGTTGGTAAAGAATTAGTCAACATACTAAACGGTTCAAGTGCCGTGAAAGCAGCATTGGGAAACAAGATTTTCCCCTTGATTGCAGTGCCAAATACCACATTCCCATTCATGGTGTACAGACGTTCATATTATACGCCTGAAAATAGCAAGGACTACGAAGGTGAAAAGGTCGGTGTTGAAATGGTTATCTGTACCACAAGGTATGAAGATGGTGTTGATATTGCTGACAAGGTGGCAACAGCCGTGAACCACGCACGTACCAATATGATTGATGATATTGAAATAACAAACATCAGTGAAAACTACGTAGATGATACATTCACCCAACAGGTGAATATAGAAATTACATTAAGATAATAAACACACAAAATAGTACTATTAAGATGAGTAAGATTCAAGGTGGCAACCTTATGCTTTTTATCAATGGAAAATCTATTGCTTATGCCACTAACCACACGCTTGAAATCAGTGGCGAAACCAAGGACACAAGCAATAAGGATGAAGGTGCAGGTGCATGGGCATCTGAAGAAGTCGGTCTGTTATCATGGACTGCATCAACGGAAAACCTGTACAGTGAAGATGGTGAAGGTAATCTGTATGCAGACCTGTTTGACGCAATGATTGCAAAAACCCCAATCCCCGCTGTATTCAGTCTGAAATCCGCTGCTGACACTGTGGTTAATGTAACTGAAGGTGGTTGGACTCCAATTACAGCCCCCAAATACACGGGCAATGTTGTTATCACCTCGCTGTCTCTGAATGCCCCCAATGGCGAATATGCTACATTTACCGCTAACTTCAGTGGTGTTGGCGCACTTCAAAAGGTTACAGCCTAAAAGGAAACAATGACATGCACAGACACACAATGACAATGATGGCAGTATCATCAAAAGGTATTGCCATTTTTGTTTCATCAGTATATTTATATAATAATAGCATAAAACAAAAGAGATATGAAGAAGATTAGTATTAACGGCAAGGATTATAACATCAAGTACACCATCCGTAGCCTTTTCATTTTTGAACAGATTACAGGCAAATCATTTGCAATCAACACACTACTTGACAACTATGTGTTTTTCTATTCAATGCTGATTGCTTGCAACAGTGATGATGTACTGACATGGGATGAATTCATTGATGCACTTGATGCAGACCCCACCATCTTGAAACAGATGAATGATGTTGTGGAAGAACAGCAGAAACAGTCCAAGGTGTTCAATCAGGAAGATGAAAACGGTGATGTAAAAAAAAACTAAGCGTTAGTGAGCTTTATGCAATACTGACTCAACAAATGCATTATCCACCTGATTACGTACTTGATAAAATGGAATGGTATGAAATCAATTCTGCAATGAAGTATCAGCATTATTCTATAAAAGATGGATGGGAACAAGCAAGATTGATTGCTTATATGGTGGCACAGGTCAATTCTAAGCGCACTTTAAAGATGGATGATATATTACCCTTACCGTGGGAAAAAGATGAAACAGAACCCGAACATATCACTTCAATCACTAAGGAAGAAATTGAACAACTGAAGGCTGAAGCCCAAAAGTATCTAAGAAATAAAGAAAAAGAAACACGTTGATAAATGGCTGACTATGTAGTAACCCTTACGGGTAAAGACAATTTAAGCAAAACAATCAAATCCGTAAAACAGGAATTGAACAGTGTTGGCGGTGCTGCAACCAAGATGGACAAGATTGCGGACAAGTTCAACCGCATTCAGAACAGCGCAGCCCCATTGAAGAAACAATTAAGGGACACCACCGTATTACTGTCACAAATGAAGTTTGACGGTAATTTCAATGCAGGTCAATTTCTTGAAATGGCAAGGGCAGCAGGACAGGCAAAGGATTCCATCAGTGACACCCAACAGGTAATAAGGGCATTTGCTGATGATAACTTTGTACTGAATTCAGTTGTGCAGGGTGTTCAAGGTATTGCAGCAGCGGGAAGCGTAGCAACGGGTACAATGGCATTATTTGGTGCTGAATCAGAAACCGCAACGGAAGCAATCAGAAAAGTACAGGGGGCATTAGCCATATTGAACGGTTTGCAGACAATAGCCAATGTGCTGAATATAGACAGTTATGTAAGTATAGCGAGAAAAATCATAGCATTGAAGGCTGAAGCCGTAGCAACAAATTCAGCAACGGCAGCACAAACAAAACTAAACATTGCGGTACTCGCTAACCCCTATGTGGCAGCAGCAGCAGCGGTTGCGGCACTTGCAGCAGGGTTGGTTATCCTTTACAAGAACATGGGCACAACGGAAGAAAAACAGAATGATTTGACCGCTGCAATGGAAGCCTATGATGATGCACTTGAATCCAACATGAAACAATCTGCTGAACAGATAAACACCTTCAATCAATTAAAGCGCATATATGATGAATCAGGTGGTAAGGTGGACATACTGACAAACAAGATTATCAACAATGATGATGCACAAAGGAAATTGGGTGTAAGTCTGAAAACAGTTGATGATGTTCATCAGTTATTCGGTCGCAACAGTCAAAACTATATCAATGCATCAATAGCACGTGCAAAAGCGTTGGCGGCAGAACAGGCATCAGCATTACTTTTGGGCAACACAATGGCAGAACTTACCAAGATATTCAATAAACTAATGCGTGGTGAAGAAGTCAATTATGTTGACCTTGAAAATATAATGAAGAAATCAGGCCTGTCAGAGCAAACAATTAACAAGTTGATTGCACAAGCAGGTGGTCAATCAAAATTTGAACTGTTTGGAAAAAATGATTTATACGTGCCTGAATATGCTGTTGAAGGTTTTGTTTCAGAACTGATGAAAAGTGTTACTGATGCCTACTACAAGGAAGGTGGCGGTAAATGGTTGGGTGATTTGATTTCAAGCAGCCTTAATGAAGCATCAACCGCTGAAATCAATTTCAACAATCTTTTAACTAATAACTTGAAGGGTATCAAGTCGGTTGGAAAAACAAACACATCAAGCAGTGGAGGTGGTACAAACGGAAAAACTGCCATTGATTATGAAAAGGGTTCACTTGAAGAATTGAATGCCCAAATGAAAGTTTATCAAGACAGACTGAAGAATGAAAATCTGACCCTTGAAGAAAAGATTACCATACTTAGACAGATAGTTGGTCTAACCCAAAAAATAAATGCACTCAATGAAAGTCAGTCAAGGATAAGAACAGGACTTGAAAACATAGTCAACGGAAACTTGGAAAAGGCACTTACTCCATCAGCCGTTGAAACATTAAGCCTTGGTATCAAACTTAAACCTTATGTTGACCCATCAGCATTGAAACAAGCGGGTGAGAACTTAATGAAGGGTATCAATGACCAAACCGCTGAACGTTTAGCCGAACACGCAAAACAGGTAAGAAATAATTGGATGAATGCGGCTGACGCATTGGGCAGTTTCGGTGATGCTATGTCAACATTGGGAAGCCTTGCAAAAGATGAAGGTACACAAGTAGCGGGTATCATTGCACAGGCCATTGCAAGTATTGCGTTAGGTTATGCACAAGCCACAGCACAGGCAGGTAAACTTGGGCCTTGGGGATGGGTTGCATTTGCTGCATCAGGCTTGGCGCAGATGATGGCTATGATTGCACAGATTAAGAGTGTAACAGGTGGTTATGCTGAAGGTGGTATCATTGGCGGTACATCTTATAGTGGTGACAAACTTATAGCAAGGGTAAACAGCGGTGAAATGGTGCTGAATAAACGTCAACAATCCAACTTGTTCAATGCCATAAATTCAGGCAATATTGGTGGTGGCACTGTATCAACGGTTAGTTTCAAGTTGAGGGGTGCAGACATATATGGAAGCGTGAAAAACTACACTGCAATAAAGGGTAAAACAGGATTAAAAGGCTTATGATAATCACGGGACAATTCAATGATATAGATAATAACCTTATCACGGTGCAAATAACGAAATCTGATGGGGTTGAGCAAACAGTTACAATTGGTGAAAACGGCCTGCATTTTTCAGCAGACCCCATTTCAATTGAAACCAACATGGAGAATACATTTACCACCCTTATCAGAAAAGGTTGTACAATCAATCTTCTTACGGATAACTACATTGGTGATTTGCTATGGGCTGAAAATGCACGTAATATCAAGGTTGAGGTTAAAAGGGGG